GTGTTAGATAAGAAATTTCCTGTTCCGTGGGGAGAGTATCAAAATAGTTTATTGTTAACTAATGATAATGGACTAAACAAAATACCAACAAAAATTCATAGTATTGTTGATACAAAAAATTCGGAAAAAGATTAAAAAAATATTTGTATTTTGACTAAAAGCAAGATACTTATTATTAAATGGTTACTATAGTGTAACTGAAAAATGATAATTAAATAATATAGGAGAATAACAAATGGATATTAATTCAATTCGTAAACGTCTTAATCAACTTCAAACAACAAGTAACAGAACTTCAAATCTTTGGAAACCGCAACCCGGCAAACAGATTATCCGTGTTTTACCATATAAACATAATAAGGATAATCCGTTCATTGAGTTGTTTTTTCATTTCGGTTTGAATAGTAAAACCTATCTTTCACCAATCACATTTGGTCGTCCCGATCCGATTGAAGAGTTTGCACAAAAACTCAAAACAAGCGGTAATCGTGAAGAGTATCAAATGGCTCGTAAATTGGAAGCTAAAATGAGAACTTTTGCTCCAGTTATCGTACGTGGTGAAGAAGGTCAGGGTGTTCGTTTTTGGGGTTTTGGTAAGACAGTCTATCAAGAACTACTTTCTGTAATCGCAGATCCAGACTATGGTGATATTACTGATCCAGTAAATGGTCGTGATGTATCTGTAGAATTTAAAACTGCAGAAGAAACGGGCGCTTCTTTTCCAAAAACTACTATTCGCGTCAAACCTAATCAAACTCCAATTACAGAGGATAAGGCGCAATTAGAAGGTATCTTGGATAATCAAAAAGACATTACTGAATTATATCAGGAACTTTCATATGAAGAACTTACTGATGTTTTGAATGAATGGTTGAATCCAGAACTGTCAGAGGAAGAAAATAAAGAAACGGCTCCAGCCTCAGTTGTTGCTGCTGAATCAACAAAAACTGTTGAAGATGCTAGTAAAGCTTTTGACGATCTGTTTAATAAATAAATAAAGTGTGGTGGGGGCTTTATTGCTCCCACCATTTAATAGGAGATTCATATGTCAGTTAAAGAAGATTTGGCTGGGGTACTAGCCGATTCTTTAAATAAAAAATTTAAAGACTATAAAGTTGCATATTTTTTGGATGGTACAAGTCCTACACCTACGGACATAAAAGAATTTATCTCTACAGGTTCAACAATGTTGGATTTAGCTATTTCTAATCAACCTGATGGCGGTATTGCAGTAGGTAGAATTACAGAAATTAATGGTTTGGAAAGTAGTGGTAAATCTTTAGTGGGTGCTCATATCCTTGCTGAAACTCAGAAAAAAGGTGGAGTTGCTGTTTATATAGATACAGAAACTTCAGTTAGTGAAGATTTTCTTGAAGTGATAGGTTTGGATATTAGTAAGATGTTATATCTACATTTAGAAACAGTAGAAGATATATTTGAAGCTATCGAAGAAATTGTAACTAAGGTTAGGGAATCAGATAAAGATAGATTGGTAACTATATTGGTAGATTCATTAGCTGCTGCTACTACAAAGGTAGAGTTAAATGCCGACTATGATAAAGACGGATGGGCAACTTCTAAAGCAATTATCATATCAAAGGCCATGAGAAAGATTACTCAGATGATTGGTAGACAGAAAATTGCTCTTGTATTTACTAATCAACTTCGACAAAAACTTGGTGTTATGTTTGGAGACCCTTGGACTACAAGTGGTGGAAAGGCATTACCATTTCATGCTTCTACTCGTATCCGTCTGAAGAACAAAGGACAGATTAAAGATAGTAAGAAAAATGTGATAGGAATGACTATTCTTGCGCAGGTTATAAAGAATAGATTGGGTCCTCCGCTAAGAAAAGCGGAGTTCCCACTCTATTTTGAAAGTGGTGTAGATGATGCTGGAAGTTGGTTGCAGGTGATGAAAGATCATGGAATAGTCAAAGTTGGTGGTGCTTGGTATACCATGAAATATGGAGATGAGGTAATCAAATTTCAATCTAAAGATTGGTCGGGAATGTTGGAGAAAGATGAATTTAAAAAATATTGTTATGATATGATATGCGATAAGGTAATATTAAAATATAACAAAGCTGAAATCGGTATCGATGATGTAGAAGTTACAGAAGAGAGTATGGATGGCTAATGCAAGATATCTCTCAATACTCGAAGAAATAAAAAATAAAGGCGGTAATTTAGACGCAGGTGAACCTGATGATAAGGTATTGATAATAGATGGCTTAAACACTTTTATTAGATGTTTTAGTGCTATACCAACTCTCAATGATGACGGAGCTCATGTTGGGGGAATAGTTGGTTTTCTAAGATCAATCGGTTATGCGATAAGAACTATTAGGCCTACTCGGACTGTCATAGTATTTGATGGTAAGGGTGGGTCTAACCGCCGTAAAAAGTTATTTCCAGAGTATAAGGCAGGTAGGAAAATGTCTGAACGTCTTAATCGGTCTTATGATTTCAATTCAAAGGAAGATGAACATCAATCTATGGTTATGCAATTAACCAGAGTGATTGATTATTTAGATTATCTTCCGCTCACAACGATTACAATTGAGAACATTGAAGCTGATGATACGATGGCTTATGCCACTAAGCAAGTTCTCACCACATCTAAAGTAGTCATAATGTCAACTGATAAGGATTTTCTTCAGTTGGTTAATTCTAGAGTTTCAGTTTGGTCTCCCACAAAAAAGAAGTTGTATGATGCTCCAAAGGTATTAGAGGACTATGGAATACCATCTCACAACTTTGCTGTATATAGAGCAATTGATGGAGATAAATCTGATAACATTGGTGGTGTTCGTGGCTGGGGATTGAAAACTATACAAAAAAAACTACCGCTTTTGCTTGAAGATAAGATATTTACTATTGACGATATTATTAATGAAGATGAAAAGCTTAAAGAGAGTGAAGAGTTATTGAAAAGAAACTATATGCTGATGCAATTGGATGAAGTAGATATCAGCGCTTCTGCTAAAACTAAAATCTTAGATAAAATTCGTGAACCTATAAACAAACTTAATAAATTACAATTTCAAAAGAGATTCATAGAAGATAGGTTATTTGCCACATTACCAAATATGGATAGTTGGTTGGTTCAATGTTTTGCTAGACTTAATCAGATGGCTGAGAAAACTCGTGGGTAGGCAACGTAAATATAATTCAGAAGAGGAGAAAAAAGCTGCACAACGAAGGTGGTCTATGGAATATTACTATAGAAACAGAGCAGTTTTACAAGCAAAGGCTCGTCAACGATATCGTAGAAAAAGAATGATGGAATTAAAGGAGAAACAAAGAAAAGAATTATATGGCGAATGAAAATTTTAATCAGTTTGGTCCCTCATTTCAAGCAAAGGTAATATCATCTCTATTATCAGATAATAAGTTTATTCAAACTATTAGTGATATATTAGAACCAGCCTACTTTGATTCTGATGCCAATAAATGGTTGACTGAGAAAATTAGTGAGTATTTTATGGAATTTAGAAAAGCTCCTACATTGGAAGTTTTGAAAATTAAAATAACTCAAATGGATGATGAGATACTTAAAGTTTCTGTTATAGAGAATTTGAAAGAAGCATGGCGGAACATAGAAGCTACTGATTTGGAATTTGTAAAACAAGAGACATTGGGGTTTTGTAAGAACCAGGTTTTAAAAGGTGCTATTGTAGAAGCTGTTGATTTATTGGAACAGAAAAAGTATGATGAAATAAAAACAATCATAGATGCTGCTATGAAAGCTGGTAGTGAAAGAGATTTAGGTCATGATTATATTATATCGTTAGAAGATAGGCTTACAAAGTCTGTAAGAAATACATTAGAAACACCATGGGATTCTGTAACTAATGTTATGGATGGTGGATTGGGTAAAGGTGAATTGGGTGTATTAGTTGCACCAGCTGGTATTGGTAAGACTTGGTGTTTACAATCTGTAGGTGCTCATTTGGTTAAGCTGGGTAAAACTGTAGTTCATTATACATTAGAGTTGAATGCAGATTATGTTGGTTTAAGATATGATACAGTATTTAGTGGAACGCCTACTGCTAATATTAAATTTTATAAAGAAGATGTACAGAAAGTGATTGATAAACTTGAAGGGAAGTTAATGATTAAGTATTATCCTACACGTTCTGCTACAGTAAATACAATATCGGCACATCTTAAACAGATGGAAATACAAGAAATTAAACCAGATGCTGTAATTGTAGATTATGCTGATATTTTGAAACCTACAACATTTTACAAAGAGAAACGACATTCTATAGGTGAAACTTATGAAAATTTACGTGGTGTAGCTGGAGAGTTTGATATTCCAATATGGACAGCATCACAGGCAAATCGTAGTTCGTTAGAAGAAGAAGTGATTGATGCTACTAAAATTGCTGAGGATTATAGCAAAGTAATGACTGCTGATTTTGTTATGTCGATAAGTCGTAAGGTAGAAGATAAGATTGCAAATACAGGTAGGTTTCATGTTATAAAAAATAGGTTTGGTATAGATGG